CCGTGAATTCAAGTCGAATAGTGGTGAAGAAGGAATTATCAAGGTATTTGATAATTTCGTTCAACGACTAGAAACTTCTATCGAGCAATCGCTCGCTGGAGAATACTTCGTTGATGGAAGCCTAGCAGCTAACTCGCAAGGTTGGCACGGTTTGGAAACCATGTTTGGAATCGCCAGTAGTAACAATACTGTTGATAAAAGCGGTGCTGGACCTGGTGCCTTTGACGCAGCAGACTATGTTGCAGCTCCTTCAGCTACATATGCTGGAATCAAGACAGACCTAGGTGAATATGGTGGTGCTCAAGAAAGCACTGCTGGTTGGCCAAACGGTGTTGCTGATCCAGAATATGATTTCTGGTCTCCGCTGATCGTTAACTACTTATCATCGTCCTTTGGTGGTGCCGCAGATACATGGGCTGCACAAGCCGATGAAGCTATGCGTTTTGCTATTATTCACGCTCAGCGTAATACTAGCCAAAACGGTCAGATCACCAACATCATGTTGGGTCGCGATTTGTATATGGATTTCCTCAATCTAATTGATGAGAACGAACGTATTCAAATCACTAGCGAACACCAGCTACGAGCACTCGGTTTCAAGAACACTGTCAACTTTGACGGTATCGAAGTTTCTTGGGAAGCCGCTGTTCCAGCTGAAGTTGGTTATGGTCTTAACTACGATAACATTGAATTGAAATCTATGGATTCATCTCTCCTTCGATCTGAAGGTCCTGAGTACGATATTCATAGCCAGGCATTCAATGCGGTTGTTTCAACACTGTCTAACCTGAAGTTTAGTTCTCCACGGAACTTCTTCAAGTTGCAGAAGGTAACTTCTTAACCCCTTTTTAGGAAAGGAATCAGAATTATGATTCATGTAGATCCTCCATTCGATCTCGGTGAAACCCTTAAGGGGACTGACGATGATGGAAATCAAATTAATGGACAATGGGAGGGAGCTGTATATGAGTTTCCCGATGTTGACCGTACTCCTTCAGTTCGTGGTGGTAAAAACCGTCGCAGTGGCGGAACGCTTCGAGCTGTTTGTGTCCGAAACATCAAAGGCTCAGCCCTGACAGTAGCAACCGCTACTCATGGACTGGTTCTTGGTTTCGGTACTACAGCTTCAGGCACTGGACGAAAAGCAGCTGGTCAAGTTGCAGGTGCAAGTCTATCAGAAGGCGATTGGGCCGGAGTTGGCGACCCTGAACTTGGAACCACTACTGTCGCAGATGATGACCTATTCTGGTTGATTATCGGCGGAGCTGTTCCAGTTTACGCTGAAGGCGCAGGTAGTCCCATTGGAGTAGGTAATGCAGTTGTTGCAGACGCAGGTACTGATGGCCATGTCATTCTTGCCGACGCTGCTAACGTCGTTGGTCAAATCTTGGGTATCACCCTTGATGACATTGCCGATAATGCTGCAGGTCTAGTTCACCTTTGTGTTAACTATTAATCCCTAATACCCGGCTGTACAGCCAACAAGAACACCTCCTCACGGAAGTGTAGGGTCTTGGGTGCGGTGTCGGGTTCCTTCGGGGGCCCGGCACTTTTTTATTGGAGAAAGAAATGGCTTGGAATACTAACCCTGATTGGCTTCAGGAGTACAAATCTCTTGATAAATTTGATGAGTGGGATCGAGTTGCCCGTGCAATGATGGACAGGGAAAGGTTTCACCTTCGTGATTATAATAGGGGGTTATATATACCGAAGTATAATTTACGAAAAACAAATCAGAGTGGCTCAGACTACAATCTCGGCTCTCGGTTAAAAAGAACGTTCGATGGAAAACTTGTAGATTTAGGGGGATGGGTTGGATCCAGGCCAGGGTTTGATTATTTTAACGATGCCGCATTAAACCATTGGAGATACTGGATAGATAAAATCAAGGCAGCAGAAGAAGCTGGGGAGTATTTAGGGGAAGGCTGGGAAGGCCTTCAGGATCAAACTGGTACTTATAACGAGAACGCTATTAGCTATGACCAGATGATCCAAAATAAAATTGACAAAATGAGACGGCAAGGTATTAGCACATGGGAAAATAGGAAGCCAGGGGCTAAATGGGAAGCGTACAGAAGGTGGGATGGAAGAAGGTGGGCTGACTGGCTTGACGCAAAACACGCAGATGGAACCCTGGCTAGGTTTGGAATACAATACGATCCAGTTACGGGTATTCCTGACGATGCAACTTGGAAGGAAGAGATGAGGAATGGCAGGATTCACAACGTACTCGATTCCAAAGGCAGCCGCCAAAGGCTTTGGGAAGCGATTTATGCAGACCCCGCTTTGAACAAAGACTACATGGAAAATGTAGGTAAGGGTTCCCAGTTTGATTTTGACGAATTCGGCAATGTAATTAACTTAAGGGCTGGCCGACCTGGACATCCGTGGGAGCTTGGAGAGTCTTGGTATAAAGCAAGGGCTCTTCAGGATTGGCACGATGCAGGAAAGTCTGACTGGGTTGGGTTTGGATTAGAGCCGACTGAAATTGCTGAAGGAGAAGAAGGGTACGACGAATATAAGCAAAAAAAAGAAGGCGTTTTTGGATGGAGAGATGGCAGTCATGTAAGAGACTGGATTGACGAGTCGTTTGGTACTTCACCTCTCGGTAGAGAAGAAGACTTGGATCGTCGAGGCTTTGATGTGCATTGGTGGGATAATGATGATTTTGAGCCAATAATCGACACTCCTCCCGAAGAAGAGGAGGAAGATGATTTTGAGCCAGAGATCGGTGTGCCCGGCGACAATGATGGCGGTGGAGATAATAATGAGAATAACAACCCTGAAACTGATACAATCGGTGATGTGGAGGAAAGAATTAGAGTGTTCACTCCAACACGTCTAAGAAAGAAAATTAAAAACCCCTATGGATAAAAGGTAAATTAAGATGCCAACTCTAGTAGATACTCAATCAGGACAACCCGTTCAGGAATTCCCTTATACTCCAGAAGGGGCTCAGCAGTTAATGCAGCTTGTTACAAGCAACCCTCAGATTATGGAGGGTCTTAATAGCGGAGCATTAACTGTCCAAGGAGAGCAAGGTCCAATGACTCCAGATCAGATCATGGCTATGGCTCAAGGTCAGGGCGGTGGCGGAGAAGAGGGACCCGGTGCAGGTATAGGTGCCATGAAGTCTCCCGGCGTAGATAAAGTTATGGGTGGACTTATGCAAGGTATGGAAGCTGGAAATGTTCGTCCTGCGGGCGGGCCAGCAGCAAGCCCTCCTGGCGCCGGAATCCCTAACGCAGGTGGGCCAGTTGACCCCTTAATGCAGATGATGGCTAGCACATCTCAAGGCTATCAGCCAGGTCAACAGCCAACCGCAACGCAAGCGAACCAAAGAGGGATGTATGGACAATAATAAGTGTTGTACGAGATGCAATGTTGACTACCCCTTGACTCGTGAGTTTTGGCATAGGGATAATCACTCTGCTGACGGATACAGAAGCACATGTAAGATGTGTCGATCTGAAGAAGTCGAAAAGAATAGAAAAGAGAAAGTCAGCAAAGCTATAGATAAAGTCGAAGATGAGGGTGTTGATATACTCGACACCCTCATCAAAGGCGGGTCTGATGTTCCGCATATGGGTGAAACCTTCCAGAGAATAATGGAAGCGTTTGGTGGGCCTGGCGGCCTTGCTCAGCAGATAGCGGCTACATTTTACAGGTCTGCGCCTGGTAGCCAACAAAGACAGCGCATTTTAGAATCGATCCTTAGATTAAATATTAAAGTTTCTGAGTCTGGTGCTGCCCAAAAATCCTTTGAGGAATTAACCAACGAGGAGCTTGATGAAGAAATAGAACGATCTATGCGTTCAGTTATGGATCCTGATATGCAAACACTCTACAAGTTAAGCAGGGACGATGGGGAATCTAAGTGACAATAACAATCCTTCCCAGCAAAGTATTCTGGAAGGTATTACTGAGTATCAGAAAGCTAATATACGCCAGCTCCATGTCGAAAAAGCAAGACGAGAATCAGAAGCTCTTAGACTATATGAACCACTACCCTTTCAGGATCAATACCACGCCTGTGATGCCAAAGAAGCTCTTATACAGGCAGGCAATCAGGTTGGAAAATCTCTCTGCGCTTTTGTCGAAGATGCTAGAGCTGCCACAGGGCAAGATCCATATGGGAAGTATCCCAAGGAAAACGGTATCATGGTTTGCCTCGGTATGGACGAGGGGCACATTGGCCGTACCATTCATAAATATTTATTTCGCGATGGGTCGTTCAAGATTATTAAAGACAACGTCACTAAAAAGT